GCGGGGCTTCTGTTGATTTGTGGTTTTGCGCTGGGTCAACAATAATCGGCCTGATGGTGTTAAACCGCTCACCCCTTTCCACTGAGGTTTTCACAGTAATAGCGCCAGCTAGATCATCAGCATCAAGGGTCAGTGCTGGAGCTTCGTAAACCCCTGCTTTGATTCTGTAGATGCCATTGCTGTAGAAGATGCTGCCATTCATTGAGCTTAGCAGTTTGTCGAGGCTTGCCCTGTAGCTGTCAGTTGCAAAGATTACACCATTGGCTGTGAATCTTTTTTGTTGGTTTGAGTTTGGTATTACAACTAAAACATCACAAGCGTCAGCGGAGGTTACAACGTCGGCCCAGTCTATCTTGCTTGCTGGCACACTTAACCCGAATTCTGTATCCATCAAGAAGTTGGCAACGCATAGAGCGGGGTTATTGCTCCACGCTTGATAAGTTGCATTTGTCGGGTTATCACCTGCGGCATTGCCCGCAGCAACATCTAGCCGAGGGTCGTAAATATCATTCTTGCCTTTAACTAAGGCTTTGATATTAGTGGGGGTAAGCCTATCCCATAACTCTTGTGAGCCATCCGTAAGGGTGAACTTGGTCACAATGTAGCTCAGGCTTTTGCCTTGGTGTGCGCTGGTCCATTCAGTGAATCCTGTAGTTAAAAGTGAACTAGAGGCTTGTGTGGCTGTGCCTAGCTTTTTCTCAACCTGACAGATTGTTTCGCTATCAACTGGGCCAAACGTGCCAGTTGTTACTACGTTATTTGTGATTTCAGAGTTGCTGATTATCTCATTGTCGAGATATATATCAGTGATTGCTTCACACTCATGGCCTGTTAAGGCGATTCCGTGATATAGGTCTTTGTTATCAGTACCGGCAGTGCCTACAAAGAATATAGGGCCAGAGACAAGCGCTTCGCCGTAGACTATTTTTTGAGGCTCTATAGTTCCCCTAACTGTAGATTGCCTGCTCTGGTCATTATCAGATTGAGGCATTCGCAAGTCTGGGGTCAGCATTCTTAATGATGCAACGCCGACTGCAATAGTCGCCGCTCCAATGAAAGCTAAAGTGGCCGCAGTGTAACCGGCAGCCGTAGCAGCAGCAGTGCCTCCGACGACAAAAGTGCCTATAGCTTTCAATACTACGGGTATAACCTGCGCCATTAGACACTCCAACCTGAAATTAAGTAGCGGTCAGGGACCTGCTTCATCCCTCTCGCGGTTAGGCAGACAACTGACTTTTGATATTTTACACCGCAGACCTGCCCTATAACCGGAAGGTCAACAACGCATGGGTCGCCGTCTTTTAAATCATCAGACGGCTCACCTAAAACAGTACCGACCAGATTAACCAGTGCACCCTCACTATTTATTAACTCATTTGCTTTTTCTTCTGAGTCATAAGTGAACTGCGAGATATAGTCTTTGCCGGTCATTTCTTTAACTATGAACGCTGCGAACTGGCAGCAGTCAGCATCACCGTATTCAAACTGGCGACGATTCCAACTATTGAGCGCGGTCTGTACGTTCACCGCTCATAAGTCGGTTGATGACGTTCTGGGCTAGAAGATCCACCTCCACCACCCGCAACACTGCTAGAGTCAGCAGAACCCCAGCGGATTTTCACGTCTTCAATATCCGCCATGAACTCAAAGAATAAATCACCTGAATGGTCGTTTTGTTGCTGAGAGTGGGTGTATTTCTTCATGCTAGATTTATCAAACCTTGCCAGTTCAGATTCAGCGGTTAACTGGATAGCATCACCGCCATCAGCGCCCACTGTAATGTTCATCTGATCCATTGCGCCTTCCCAAACAACGGTAGGGTCTGCAATTAATGCATCGTCAGCATCTAGCGCACCCAAATATACCGAGACGGGGTGCATATAATAGTCTTCATTCAGCGCAGCGCCTGATATGGTTGCATCTAAACCTGAGAGGGTGAGGGTGATCTTGTAAGGGCTAACGTCTGCGCCTTCTTCAATCTGGCTGATCTCGCCAAAGTCACCGGTGCCTAGCCAGTCCTGCCCGCCCCATGTATATGTGCCAATGGAGTTGTGGACGTAGATTGTGCCGCTTGGGAATTCTAGCTTTGCAAAAGTAACTAGAACAACATGACCGGCACTTAACGCGTCTGCAACCGCTGTAGGAAAGCCACGGCTCATGCTAAAACGTCCTCAACGGCTTCTATAGTGAAGTTGGATATTATTCCCAACTGAGTATCCCAAGAGGCTGGGCCAGCAAGCATGAATACGCCAAGAACCGGCACAGTGTAATCAACAATCGTGTCGTCTGCCGGTGTCTTTCTAATAGGCGGTGCAATAGATAACGTCACGTTTGTGGAGGCATCAGAGTCAGCGTCTACCACAACCATGTGCAATTCATTGTTGAAAGAAATGTAATCACCTGCGCGAAGGTAGTTTGTGACGCTTGCAGTGGCCCCATCACAGACTAAAGTTGTGCCTGACTGACTAGCCCCGTTAACTCTTAAAGTGCCGCCACCGGCTCCTCTGGGGGTGTGAGAGTGGTCCTGTAGGGTAAACCTGTGTTGCTGCCCGTTTAGCTTAACCAGAAACGCTTGCATTACCTTTCGGTCATCGCCAGATAGGTTATTGAACTGCATTGACGCTTTCCACAGCGAACCCTTGCGCGAGGCTGTCTGCACTGCGTTAGTCAAAGGTGACTGATAGGTGCGAGTGTTACTAACCAACTCAAAAGTATTGGTTGCTGGCGTAATGTTTGGAAATGGAAATGTAGCCATTAAGCGAACCTTCTTCGACGCATGAGGTCTTGAATAGTCATTATAGTCTGCTGTGAGGTTTGCGCCATTGCTGATTTGATTTTCTGATCAACATCTGCACCGCTGCCTCTGGCATCTACATTATTGATTACAGTAATGCCCGAAGCGCCACCCTTAGTGTGATCTATGATTGATTCATTGGGGTGAACCATAGCCATGCGACCACCCTTGCCATCCAATCCGCCAGCCCTAGCACCAAGGCCAGTAAAACCACCGCCCTCAAAGCTTTGTGCTTTGATTGTAGCTACGTTTGCCATACCCATAGCCAATGCAGCGCCTGCAAGCATTTGGGGTATAGGGGGAGGGAATGGGGCTGCTAGAGCGTTACCGAAAGCGGTTCTGGCATCCATAGTTGCTTGAACAATCTTGTATGCTTTCTGCATCATGAAGACTTTCTTATTGCTGGCATCGAGGGCCATCAATTGATCGCCTACACCGGCTATAGCTTTCTTTCTTTGGTCGTTCTTTAGTTTTTCTTCGTCTTCAGCATTCTTGATTCGCTTCTTCGACGCTTCTTGCTCAATAACCGTTCTCATATTCTCAGCAGTTATTAAGTTTATCTGACCTCTGGCAAGAGCCTCATCTACTATTCCTAGCCGCTTTTCCATCTCAACTTGGATTCGCTCTTCTGGACCGAACATACCTTCAACCATAGAGGTGAAAGCTTTCCCAGCAGCGACATCTTTCTTTTCTTCTATAGCTAAAGAAGATTTTAAGTCCTTTGCCGCTTTTGCCTCAGCTTTTGCCGCGTCCTTTCTAGCCTTCTCAACAAAATCTAAAGTCTCTAACTCACTCAACAATGCTAGGTTAAGAGCTTCTTCCGAATCAATTACTCCGTCCAACTGCGCTTTATAAGCCGCAGCAGCAAGGTTGTTCATGCCATAAGTATCTACCTGATGTTGCAGAGACTTGTTTGTTTTTTGTAACTGAGGATCAACGCCTGATAAAGCATCATCTATTCTTTCTAACTCTGCGTTAGCAAGACCAACTTGTTTTTCATATCTATCAACGTCTATTGTAGCTTGCTCGAACGCTTGAGCATTTTGGTTTACTTGCCCCCTTAACCTAACGACCGCCTTGGTTGTTTTTCTTTCCGTCGCTTCCGCCAACCTTTCTTCAGCTATTCTTTGAGCATCTAAAACCTTTGTCCTTCGCTCTAACAATACGGTTTCCGCAATTGCTCTTTGGGCACCCGACAACTCGTACAAAGAAGTTGTTGCCTTCTTAGCTTCAGTCTCTAATTCCTCAAGGAGATCTGTTGATTCGGTTAATGACTTGTACAGCGGACCAGCAATAGCTGCGCCAATAGCTAAAACTGCACCAAACATCGCGCCTTTAGGACCAAGCAATGATGCTACTTGAGAGCCTTGCTGACCAAGGATTACAAAAGCGCTAGTACCCATTTGGGCTTGAACCGCCATATCCTGTATCTGATGACCGATCTGACCAACTCCGCCACGCATTAAACGCAATTGACCATTGAGGTCTTTGCCCGCTTTGGCGGTCTTACCTAATTGTTCTTGGGCGCGAGCGAGGGGCTTGGTTAACTCATCCTTCGCCCTCATCACCATCAACATATCAGCTTGTTGAGCCATTATTCATATCCTGCTTCAATTTGTAGTAAGTGAACCAATGCTCAAACTCGGTCACGGTCATGTCCAAAACCACTGAGAGGGGCTGACCAAGGCGACTAGCAAGTTCATACATCCAGAACAGGTCAGTCGGCTGTCCTTGGTCATCAATTAGTTTTTTTCGCGGTCCTCTTCAGTTTCGCCTTCTGTGTGCAAAACAAAGTTGCCCAGGCGTATAACAATCTCAGGATCAACGCTCTTTTTGAGCTTCACCTTATCCTCTAAGGTAAATACAGCCTCTCCCTGTTCATCAGTTAAACCGAATATGCAGGCATAAACTAAGTAATCCCAAGTATCGCCATCAGCCCTTTTGGCTAACCTCGACTTACCCTCTAGTGATAAGTTTTTGGCGTATACATCAACTTCCCATTCAGGGACATTCATTTTTCTAATTTCGCGGCTACTAAAATGAGCAACCGCTTG